GCGCAGGCAATGCAACAGATGCAGATCGTGCCCGGTGATCCCCGGCTCGAACAGGTGATACGGATCGACAACGATATCACCGACATGGACATCGACATCACGATCGAAGAGGGAATCGACGTTCCGAGCATTCAGGCCGAGCAATTCCAGGTGTTGATCCAGTTGGCCGGCACGCAGCCGGGTCTGATCCCGCCGGAGATATTGATCGCGTCGAGCAACCTGCGAAACAAGGACGAACTGTTGGAGATGCTGAAAGAGCACCAGCAGGCGGCGGCGCAACAGCAGCAGGTCCAACAGAAGATGGTGGCGGACAAGGCGCGGGCGGACATCACGGCGCAGCAGGGCAAGGCGGCGGCCGACTTTGCTTTGGCCAAGGAGCGGCGGCACGCGACGGTGCATCACATCGCCGACGTGCATGGCATGTTCGCCGACCTGAACGCACCGCCGGACCCGCCGTCCGATCCGGGCACCGTGGTGCCGCCGGAGGTGCGGGCGATGATGGATGGGGCGAACCTGCGGGGCATGCACGCGAAGGCGGCGGTCGATGAGGCGCGGGCCAACGATCTGCGGCACAGCGCGGTGCAGCGCATCAACGATGTCATGGTTGCCCGGCAGAACGCGCTCGCGCCGCCCGAGCAGCCGGGAGGCGCGTGATGTGTAAGCAGCGTTTCCGGTTGGTCGAGCGTGTCGATAAAGGGACGCTAATTGAAGACACCCTGAAATCGATCTCAACGCATCACAAAAGCGAGGGTATCGATTTCAATCGTGCGGATTACGTCATGGGCGCGCAATTCATGTTGGTGGTTATTCGAGAAATAATGGAGGACGACGGGGTGTTGGTGGAGCCATCGAGCCGGTTTGGCCGCAGACTCGAATCCATCCAGTCCGAACTGCTGGAAATGCGGTGCAACTGGCAGCGAAGGGAGGCGCTATGATGTCTGAAACACCATCCCAACTCGACGCATTCCTAAGCAGCGGCGCCCAGCCCGAGGCTACCGAAACACCCGCGCCGGAGCCGTCGAAGGCAGCGCCAGAGGCAGCACCGCCCAAGGCGGCGCTAACCACCAAGGAGCCAGCCAAGGCCGATAAGGCCGCCCCGGAGCCGGACGACGACGCGGAGCCGGGCGATCCGGAGCCGGGCCAGCCGATCGTCCCGCGCACGGCTTACGAAAAGGAGCGCGCCCGCCGGCAGAACTGGGTCGAGCGCGCGAGCCGCGCCGAGGCCGAGCGGGACACACTGGCGAAGCAGCTTGAGGATGCGAAGAAAGGCCCGCCACCGCCACCGCCGCAGCCGCCGCCGCCCATCGACCCGGCGACGGACCCCGAGGGCTACACGCGCCGGATGCGGGGCGTGGTGCTGAACGAGCGCCTGAACACGTCCGAGATGATGGCGCTCGATAAGCACGGGAAGGAAAAGATCGACGCCGAGACCGATTACTTCAAAAAGCGCGGCGAGGCCGAGCCGCGATTGTGGGCCGAGCTGTATTCGCAGCCGCACCCCTACCAGTGGATGATCGACAACAACGCGACGGCGCGGTTGCACGAGGAAATCGGCACCGACCCGGCGGCGTACAGAGCCAGGGTCGTGGCCGAGGAACGTGCGAAATGGGAAGCCGAGCATCCAGCGGGTCAGCCGATTTCTCCCGTCGCAGGCCTTCCCCCCTCCTTAGCCAACGCACGCTCCGCTGCTCCACGTGGCACCAATGGTTACGCTGGGCCAATGAGTATCGATGACATTCTGAAACGACCGGAGCGGCGGCGGTAATGAGCCTGCTTCTGATCGTGATCCTGCTCGTCATCCTCTTCGGCGGCGGTTGGGGCGGGTGGTACGGCTACCGCCAGGAAGCTTACGGCCCCGGCATCCTGGGCCTGATCCTGATCGTCGTCGTGATCATCGTGCTGTTCGGCGGCTACCACGGCGGGCTTTATCGCTGACGGGAGGCGGGTATGTCGATTGGTCTGGTATTCTGGATAATATTTTTGATAGCGATCATTTTCGGTGCCTGGGGACGCACTGCGACCGGTCAGGTCTACTGGACGAACTATAATGGTTGGATTTACGCGGTGCTGATTTTCCTGCTCGGTTGGGCCACGTTTGGGTTCATTATCAGGGGTTAGATGACCGACCTGGCGACCCTCACCGCCATCCTCTACGCCGCGCGCCTGCAACGCCGCGTGCCTGAGACAGAGACCGAAAAGCGGGCCACTATCGCGGCCTCCCTCGCCGATGCTAAGCTGATCCTGGCCGCCGTTCGCGAGGACGAGGCCGCGCATACCACGCCGGAGCAACCGCCGCCGTCGCCGGGCAACAACACGGGCGTATTGGCGGAAGTGAAGGCAACCCGTCGCCGGGGCTGATACGGGCGCTGGACCCCCACCGGGTCCGATTGAGCATCATTCAATTCTGGCGAAGGCACCGTGCAAGCGCACAGCGGCGGCGATCCGCGCGCCCTTCGCCTCAAGTAAGGTCGCGAACTGGCCGACGTGATGTTTCTTGCCATCGATCATGATCTCGGCGATCCATCGCGCGCGACGTTTGTCAAACCAGACGCCTTTTGTGCCGCTGGTGTTGTCGGAGCGGCGCCGCGCGTTCATCCGTTGGTTGGAACTCGTGGCCGGCCTGAGATTGGCGATGCGATTGTCGGACGGATCGCCATTGATGTGGTCGATCTCACCGGGTGGCCATTCGCCGTGAACATGGAACCACGCCAGACGGTGGGCGCGGTAAAGCTGGAAATTGACGCGGATCACGACATATCCGCCCTCCTTCCCGGATTTCCGGTGGCCGGCCGGGAAATCCGCGTGCGTGTTCAGGCGACCGGTTCGCCGTCGCCGAGGCCACGTGAACAGGCCGGTCATGGGGTCGTAGTTCAGCAGTTCTCGGAGCCGATCAACCGAGAGGCTCCCGTCAATGGATTGACGCCCCATGCCACTACCCCCTGCTGGTGTAAGCAGACTACTCATAGCATATTCATACGGAATATGACAATGGTCGTCGTCCGCCGCCAGTGGGGGGGGGTTGCCGACGTCGGCCATGAGCCGATAATGTCCCCGCCTCGCTGAGCGAGACGAAGCCGTCGCCGGGCACAATCGGGCGAACGTCTCGCGCAGTGACAACCCGTCGCCGGGGTTAACGGGCGCCGGCCCGCCGCCAGGGCCTTAAACTGGTGTGACCCCGTCGCCGGGGGACTGATCGGGCGTTGAGCCGTCGCCGGGCTTTATCCGGGCGTCCGTTCACGTCCCCATCAATCCCGTGCGACAGGAGCCCTGCCAAATGGCAGACATGAATGTGACCCCGGCCAGAGCCGGGCTGACTCCGCTCATCTGGGACTCTGACTTTTTTACTGAGTACGTCAGGAAGAATCAGTTCGCCAGATATATGGGAACCCAAATGGGTTCCATGATCCAGGTCCGTGAGGATCTGACTCGCAAGGCGGGCGACACCGTGGTATTCCCGACCGTCCGCCGCCTCGTGGGCGCCGGCGTAACCGGAAACACCGTATTGGAGGGCAACGAGGAAATCCTCAACGCCCGGTCGCTGAACCTGGTCGTGTCCGCGTTCCGGCACGCCGTCGCCGTCTCGGACTGGGACGAGCAGAAGTCCGTCATCGACCTCCGGGAGGCCGCCAGGGAAGCCCTGATGGTCTGGGAACTGGAGAAGATGCGGAACGACATCATCACGAGCCTCGAGGCCATCACGGCTGACGGCAACGTGCAGGTGTCCTACGCGGCGGCCACCGCCGGCCAGCGCAACACCTGGATGGTCAACAACGCCGACCGGGTGCTGTTCGGCAACTCCAAGGCGAACGCCGTCTCTGGTGTCATGGCGACCGCCCTGGCCACCATCGTGGCCGCGACCGGCAAGCTGACCGCCGCCACGATCACGTTGGCCAAACGCATCGCCCGCACCGCCTCGCCGCGCATCCGGCCCGTCTCCGTCAATGACGACGAGGAATGGTTCGTGATGTTCGTGCCGAGCCTGCCATTCCGCGACCTGATGACCGACCCGGTCATCATCAACGCGATGCAATACGCCTGGGATCGTGGCCGCGACAATCCGCTCTTCACCGCCGGCGACATAATGTACAACGGCGTCATCATCCGCGAGGTGCCGGAAATGCCGGTCATCGCCGGAGCCGGCGGCGGCGGCATCGATGTCGCCATGTCCGCGCTGTGCGGCGCGCAGGCGCTGGGCATCGCGTGGGCGCAACGGATGAAGTCAACGACGAATACGCGTGACTACGGGTCAATTGGCCCCACCGTTCATTGATGAGCGGTTGCAAACCCGGTGAACTCAGGGAACCTCTCATGATCCAATATGAGACAATCCTGAGCCAAGGTTCGCGGTTCCAGTCCGCGTTCAAGGTGCAACGATCATCCCGCAAGGGAGTAGGGTCAAGCGACCCGAAGCGCCGGGCACCCCATTGGGGTGATGATATGATCTCGTCTGCCGGGCGACCGGTAGCAGTCCTTAATCGGGCGGTCAGTGCCTCGCGAGCGCTGGCGAAGACATTACGACCACGCAATAACGATATGCACGGCGTGGGAATCCAGGAAATGAGGGGTATTGGCAAACTTCGGTTCGGAACCGATCCGACCGTAGACACAACGAAACCGGTCGATGCAGGAATTGTCTCGATCTTCTCGTCTGCGGTCGCCGATGCGTAACGATACCGCAACGGTAAAGCAGTAGCAGATGTTCGCCCTTCAGTGCTACACTAAGGCGATGCCGTGGAGTGTTATCAGCACTCCACGAGCATCTAACCACAACGAGCGAAGGACGTCGCCCGTCATGACTACCAAAATACTGCATAAGACATGCTCTAAATGCAATATGGCCAAGCCTCTGTCTGGCTTCTCGGCTGCCGCGAACTATAAAGACGGATATCGCGGGCAGTGTAAGGCGTGCCGGGCTGTATATACGGCAGATTATCTCCTCAGGAACCCCGACACTAAAAAATCCAAGCCTAAAAAAGTTTCCAAGCAGGCTTTACGCGATAGGATGCTACAGAAAAGATATGGTTTGAGCCTCACCGGGTATGAGCAGCTATTTCGCAAACAGCGGGGCCTGTGTGCGATTTGCAAGAACGATAGTTCACGATCGACCCACCGGGTCCTGGCTGTAGACCACTGTCACGAAACCGGAATAGTTCGCGGCCTTCTGTGTAGTATTTGCAACCGAGGGTTAAGCGCTCTCGGCGACACGAAAGAGTCACTAATGGTGGCGGTGAGGTATTTAGTCGCTGCCGACCGCAACAACCGTAAGCGCGCCACCGACCCCATCGACTTCGCGCGGCGTCTTGGCCGCCTCCTCTGACTCTGACTGGAGTATCAACATGGCAACGAGACCCACGGAACACGGCGACACGGAGACGATCGATCACGCGGGCCGCTCGAACACCGGCACCGGGGCCGTCGCTCCGGCTTCCGTCGCGGTGACAGTGGCGCCGCGCACGGCCGAGGAGATGGCGGCCATGGCGGCCGGCTCGGTCGGGGCGCAGGTCATCCTCGACTACAATGGCGCCGGCTCGCTTGGCGCGCGTGGTGGCGCGGGCGTGACGGAGGCGGAGAACAAGGCCGCTTACGACGCGCACATGGTGGCGTTGGGCCTCGATCCAAACGCGCCCTCCGGGCCTCCCACGGCGCCTGATCCGGCAGGCGCTGTTCGGGCGGCCGAGGCGGCGGGGGCACCCAAGGGCCGCGCCACGCGCATCAGCAGCCTCGCGGCCGGTATCATCACGGGCGACCAGACGGGTGGCGGGGGAGGTGGCGGGGGAGCGGCGCCGGTCAACACCGCTGTCCCGGCCGTGACCCAGGCGGGCGATACGTTGACCTGCACACAAGGGACCTGGTCGGGCGAACCGACGACGTACGGCTACCAGTGGACGGTGGACGGGGCGGTGGTTGGCACTGACTCCGCGACCCACACCGTGACGGCGGCGGACGCGGGCAAGGCGGCGACGTGTATCGTGACCGCGACGAATGCCGCTGGCTCGACCGCCGCGCCGCCCTCGGTGGCTCTGACGATCACTGATCCGGGTGCGGCGCGCTCACGCGGCGGCAGGTAGCCAATAACAGTGTTTTATCAGGAAACACACGCTATGATAACGAAACCCAACGGCGCGCGAACGCCGCTGGGCTTCTCACCGTCACCACTCGTACGAGGAGCGGTTATGGCTGCCATACGCTTAAACGACCCACTGACTGCTGCGCAACTGCGCGCCATTCTGGAATACGACCCGGAGACTGGTATATTCATCTGGCGATATAACGCCAACTACCCCAAAGAGTGGAATACCCGATACGTTGGCAGGCCGGCCGGCACTGTCGCGGTGGGCGACTACAGACGCATTATCATCGAGAAGCGCAGGTATATCGCCAGCCGTCTGGCCTGGCTTTGGGTTTACGGTAAATGGCCAAACGACTTTGTCGATCATGCGAACGGGAACAAACAAGATGATCGAATTGGCAATCTACGCGCCGCTACCAAGTCTCAGAACCACGCGAATACCAGCGCACCGGCGCACAATACGTCCGGACTGAAAGGTGTGTCGTGGAGCAAAAGATACGGCTTCTGGCTGGCTCAAATTCAGCATAAAAACAAACACCATTTTCTCGGCTATTTTGTCACTCCAGCAGAAGCTCACACTGCCTACCGCGAAGCCGCCTCACGACTTTTCGGACAGTTTGCGAGGTCTGAATGACTGTGAGTATTTCAACCATTGCTCAACAAGCCTTGCGGCTGCTGGGCGTTCGGGTCGTTCCATTGGACGATTCACCTGTCCTCACGGAACGCGTTCCGGTCGCCACCATCGCGACGATGGCGCTCGTGGAGCTGGGCGTCATCGCCTCGGACGAGGTGCCGTTGGCCAGTGATCAGGCGCTGGCGCTCGACAAAGTGGCGTCCGTCCACGCCGCGCTCGACGCCCAGGGCGTGGTGTGGTGGGACGGCACCGCCATCCCGCGCGCGTTCACCGAGGAGTACGTGAAGCTAACGGCGGCGCAGATGGCGTCGAGCTTCGGCAAGGCGGTCGATCCGGCCAACGTGGCCATGCTCGAGGCGCGCGTTCGCAAGGGGGCGATGGTGATCAGCGCCGACGACAACGCCAATCAGGCGGTGCAGGCGGTGCATGACGACCTGGCGATGCGCGGTATCGCGCGATGGTCGGTCTTCGACATCCCGGATGCTGTCGGGACTTCGTACGTGACCCTCGCCGCCGATGCGCTGGCGCCGATGTTCGGCATGAAGACCGATCCGAAGGACGCCGCGCAGGCCATGATCGCCATCTTTCGGTATGTCGCGCTGCCGACGAGTGGCGAGCGGGTTTCGGCGGAGTATTTCTGAAACATGGCCTACAAACTTAGATATTCTGACTACGTCACGACGGAAGGTCCGCCTGATCCGATACGATGGGTAGGGCCGCCTGGACCCCAAGGCGAGCCAGGCCCTCCCGGACCTGGAAAGGCGATCATCGGCACGACGCCGAGCGTGGATACGTTCGGGTTGTTGTGGTGGGATTCAAACTCAGGACAGCTCTTCGTCCAATACGATGACGGAACGAGCATCCAGTGGGTGTCCGCGAACAGCATCGACGCGAGCACGTTGGAGGGGAGTTTCCTGCCGATCACGGGCGGGACGATGCAGGGTCCGCTCAATTACACGGCGACGGGTGGCACCACACCGCGTTCAGCGCAGGATCGCGCGGCGGATGTAAAGCATGTCGCGGATTATGGTGGGTCGATCCAGGCGGCGATTGACGCGCTTCCCGCGACCGGTGGCATGGTCATGCTGGCGCCAAACACGACATATGTGGTCACCACGACCATTTCATCCAGCAAACCGAATGTGCATCTCAGCGCGCCATCGTGGACTACGATACTGCAACGAGGACCGTCGTTAAGTCTGGAAATTTTAAAGCTGACCGGTTCTGGATGTTTGGTGGAAGGTATCACGTTCGACGGTAATGGCGCGGTCGTCGGAGCCACCAGCGCCGGTGCCGCGGAAGCAGGGATCAGTGGCGCCAATACGCGTATTACCAACTGTCAGTTCATCAACTCGTCCGCCACGATGAACATAGCGTGCTCCGGTTCCGGTTGTCGGGTGGATCATTGCACCATTACAGGCATGGGCGTCTCGCTCTCGACTGAGCGCGGTTTTGGTATCTGGGCTGTCAACAATGTTCGGGTGTTCCTTGAGCACAACCACATCACCGGCACGGGTATCGAAGCCATTGGCATCAACGGACCAGGGTCGGTGGCGAGCGGCAATATCATCTCGCGCTGCCATTGCTACTCGGGCGGCCCCGGCGGACAGTTGTGGTCATATCCCAACACAATGACTGAAGCGGGTACCGTCATCTCGAACAATTACATCGGTCAGGGTCAGCATGTGAGTTCAGGGGGCATGGAACTGAGCGGCAATAATGTGACCTGCACCGGGAACACAGTCGTTAATCAGTATCTTGGCGGCATTCAACTCAACGGCGGGCGGGGGATCGTCGTATCCGGGAACACGGTTCTCAATACCGGACTTGATGGCGGCGGTGTGCACGACGGGATTACCGTCCTGGCTGGTGTGATGGATTTCGTTATTACCGGCAATCGTGTCGGGGACGATCAGACGACGCCAACCATGCGCTGGCCGATTGTCGTGCAGAACGGCGCGTCGGATCGGTATACGATCACAGGCAATCTGGTCGGTCCCAACTCCGACCCTAACGGGCGTATCGTGGATGGTGGAACTGGAATACATAAAGTCATCAGAGATAATGCTGGTCAGGATACTATTATTGGCATCGGATATTCATCCG